ATGGTAATAAATACAAGTAATGAAAGTAAAATCAACTGGGAGCGTATTAAATCAGCATGGAAGCGTAGTAAAAAGAGTATCCCTGAAATTGCTGATCAGTATGGAGTATCTGTTTCAGCTATTAGGTATCGTGCTAAACGTTACTTATGGGGAGAGAGGTGCGTAAAGAAACATGATAAAAAGAAAGAGCATGATGATAAGAGCAATTCAGCCAAACAAGATAAATATAAACAAAATAGGAATGTTTGTACTGAAGGTGTAAATAGGAAGCAGCAGCATGAGAGCTGCTTATCTGATTATGATATTGATACATCCATAAATTATATATGTGAAAACAGAGGGGAAGATCGTATTCAGCAGGCTATACGACTGTATGCTGATATTCGTCACTCTTTGCATAGCTCTCTAAATTTATTTCAGACACAGCAAGAAGGAAGTTGTTCAGTCAGTCAACTGCGACAACTTGGAGACATTATAAGAATGCACAGAAAGATTTTGATGCAATTGTTAGAATATGAGGAAGGTTTTGAAAAGTATAGTAAATCATCCGATAGCCCAGATAGCCCAAGAGGAAGTTCGTACTCTATCCGTTTGCATGAGGCAAAAGAAGAAATCATGGGGAGATTGGTTGGCCTCCATACCTCTCTTGAAGAGCAGGGAGTTTGTGGATAGCCTATCAGACAATGCGGTATACGCTATGCCGTGGCTTTTTGATATATGGGGACGTAGTGATCAGCTTGAACCTGAAGGAAACTGGTCTACATGGCTTGTGATGGGAGGGCGTGGGTGCGGTAAGACCCGTACAGGTGCAGAATGGATTCGTTCTCAGGTTGAGGGAGATACTCCATTATCACCTGGGAAGGTGTCCCGTATTGCGCTTATTGCGGAAACTGCTGACCAGGCGCGAGATATTATGATCTTGGGGGAGTCTGGTATTATGTCTGTAACGCCTCAGGATCGTAGACCAGAGTTATATGTGTCCCGTCGTCGTTTGGTGTGGCCTAATGGGGCTGAAGCGAAACTATTTTCTGCTAAAGACCCAGAATCTTTGAGAGGCCCCCAATTTGATTGTGCATGGTTGGATGAATTTGCAAAATGGAGGAAGGCTTCAGAGGCATGGGATATGTTGCAGTTCGGTCTCCGCCTTGGCAAGTGTCCGCGGCAGATTGTCACCACAACCCCTAGGCATTCTCCAGCATTAATGAGGTTGATAGAAGAGAGTTCGGTAGTGGTTACCTCAGCTCCTACTATAGCTAATTATGCTAATTTATCCAGGAGCTTTTTTGAGCAGATTACTAATCGCTATGCAGGAACAGCTCTTGGTAGGCAGGAGTTAGAAGGGGAGTTACTAGTTGAGGTGCCTGGGGCTTTATGGAGTCGTGACTGTTTTGAGCAGAACAGGATGAAACAAAGTCCTGTTCTGGGAAGAATTGTTGTTGCTGTGGACCCTGCAATATCATCCAAGAGTTCTTCTGATGAATGTGGTATTATTGTTGCAGGAGTTGATACTTGTGGTAGTCCAGTAGACTGGAAGGCTTATGTATTAGCAGATTTCTCTGTTAGAGGATGTAGTCCACGGGGGTGGGCAGAAAGAGCAGTATCTGCATACCATACATTTAAGGCGGATCGTTTGATTGCAGAGACCAATCAGGGCGGAGATATGGTTGGAGAAATTATACGTCAGGTTGATAGTTCAGTATCTTTTAAGGGAGTTACCGCAAGTCGTGGTAAGGTATTGCGAGCTGAACCTGTATCTGCTCTTTATGAGCAAGGTAGGGTATCTCATGTGGGGGTATTTAAGGAACTTGAGAATCAGATGAGTACTTTTAGCCATGGTGGGATACGTAAAACCATGTTCTCAACTTCAGGTAGTCCAGATAGAGTAGATGCTCTGGTGTGGGCAATTACTGAGTTGTTGATTAATACGGGAAATAGCGGGAATCCTCGCATACGTTCTCTTAGATAAAAAATCTTCGAATAATTTGTTTTACTATTCTTAGTACGTAAGAGTGTGTTTATACACTATTACGTAAGTTTCATTTAATGCAAGGTGTCAGTTATGGTGTTTGGATGGTTTAATAGAAAGCAGGCAGATGGTAGATCCCAAAAGTCTACTTCTCAAAGAGGTCTGCCTTCTGGGGCATGGCAGAGTTGTTATATAAATGATTATTTATCGGGGAAGGATGATGCAACAACAAAGGATTTTTGTTCTCTTGCTAAGGATGTTTATCTTGATAACGTAATAGCATATAGGTGTGTAAGGATGACATCCGAGGGTTGTTCAGCTATCCCTGTGAATGTATTCTGTAATGGTTATAAGGCGGCGGCTCACCCTGTCCTTTCTTTATTGCGTTCTCCAAGTCCTTTGCAAAGCAGGTCTGATTTCTTTGACGATATATTCAGTTATCTACAAATTGCAGGTAATGTGTATGTGCAAATGGTAAAAGATCAGGAGGGAGGGCATGCAGAACTGTATGTTCTACGACCTGACAGGGTTAATATTACTACAGATGAGAATGGTTGGGTATCTGCTTATGAATATAGCGTCGGAGGAAAGAAAGTTTCTTTCCCAGCAATAAGATCATGTGGGCAGGTATTACACCTAAAGAGTTTCCATCCTCTTAATGATCATTATGGTTTTTCAGGTGCAGGTGCTGCTGTTCGTTCTGTAGCTGTACATAATGCGGCAACAAAGTGGAATCGTAGTTTATTGGACAATGCGGCTCGTCCCTCAGGAGCTTTAGTATATAAGGGGGGTGATGGTGATGGTCATTTATCGCATACGCAGTATGAAAGATTGATAAATGAATTAGAAAATGACTATCAGGGTGCTGTTAATGCGGGGCGACCTCTTTTACTGGAAGGTGGTCTCGACTGGAAACCAATGGGATTCTCACCATCTGATATGGAGTTCATGGAAACCAGAAATATTGCAGCGCGGGAGATAGCTTCGGCTTTTGGCGTGCCTCCAATGTTACTTGGGATTCCAGGAGATAATACGTATTCAAATTATCATGAGGCAAATAAGGCCTTCATGAGGGATACGGTATTTCCTTTGGTACAGAAGGTTTATTCTAAATTTTCTATATGGTTTTCAGAATATTTTTCTGAAGATGTGCGGTTAGAGCCTGTGCTGGATGCTTTGCCATCTTTGTCAGATGAGCGTGATAGTTTATGGAATAGGGTGTCCAGAGCCGACTTTTTGTCTGATGAGGAGAAGAGGAAATTGTTAGGAATTGATGGAAGGGAAGGAGAGTGATTATGAAGAGAAATACATAAAATAATTTGTTTTTATAAGTGGCATATGCATGGGAGAATACGATGGATATCAAACGCGTTTCATTGTACGGAGATACAAGTAATAGCGATAGTATTTGTATGTGTGGAGGAAGACTTGAGGGATACGCTTCTTTGTTTGGAGTGATAGATAGAGGTGGGGATATAGTAGAGGCAGGGGCTTTTCAAAAGAGTATAGCATCAGCTAAGGGTAAGATCAGTTTCTTATGGCAGCATGACCCTTTACAACCTATAGGAGTAATTGACAATATTTATGAGGATAAAACAGGTTTATTCATTTCAGCGAGGATAACAACTTCTACCAGATGTGGGTATGAAGCATTGCGTCTGGCAGAGGAGGGAGTAATTGATGGCTTGTCAATTGGTTACAATGTTATGAAGGCAAGGCAAGGAAAATCAGCACGTTATCTTACAGAAATTGATTTATGGGAGGTGTCTCTTGTGACCTTCCCAATGCAGACAGGAGCACGTGGTATTATTGCAAAAGATGAGTCTCGCACTAACAATTATATATATAAAGAAAAAGAAGAAGCGATTGATATAAGACGAGGCGTAAAAGGAATTATAGATAATCTATCATGTGCGCTTGATATTATTAGTAGTAGGAACATGATTATTACTGGAGTATAAATATGAGTAAAGAAGAAGTTATTAAATACGTAGAACATACTGATAATTATGAGGAAAATCTTATGTCGTTAACAACGGATGTTGCTGATGTCACTAACAAATTAAAATCATACCATAAGGAGCTGGAGGAAAAGATGGTAGCCAGAGATAATATTTTAGAGGAGCTGGAGGAAAAGATGGTAGCCAGAGATAATATTTCAGATAGCAGGTTATATACAGCCAATAGACCAGCTTTTTCTTCTGCATCAGGTACAAAGAATGAATGTAGTAAAAAAATGGTTAACTCATATTTGAGAGGAGGGCAGATTCCATCCGAATATAAAACTATGAATACACAGATTGCGTCTACTGGCGGAATGTTACTAGGAAAAGAGTTTGCAAACAAGATTGATAATGCACTGCGTTCCAGGTCTGTTATGCGTTCCTTGGCACGTGTAGTTAATGTATCTTCAGCTACATATGAGCACATTATGGAGCTATCAGGTCCTCAAGGAGGGTGGATCTCAGATACTGAAGATAGTATTACTGGTAATATTGATGTGGATAGCACACCAAATCTTACAAGTATTACTATTGATATGCATGAGCTTGCATCTGTACCTTCAATCTCACAGAGATTGCTGGATGATGCAGAGTTTGATCTTGAAGAATGGCTTATTGATAGAACAGTAAGTCATTTTGCTGCTCTTGAAGATGATGCATTTATTGTAGGTAGTGGTAGCATGAAACCGAAAGGAATACTATCTTACCTAAAGCATGCTGGTGCGGGTAATGTACAATGGGGTCGTACCAGTTATATTTCTACAGGTAATGCAACAGGATTCCCAGAAGAAAATCCGATGGATTCCATCTTAGATTTGATATACGCACTGCCTGTAGTATATCGTCATGGGGCGGTATTTCTTATGAACTCGGAGGTTGCGTCAGTCATAAGGAAGTGGAAAGATAATGAAGGTCGTTATCTATGGAGTGATATGCAGGGAAATGATTTAATGCCACATTTACTTGGTTATCCAGTGGTCATTTCTGAGAGTATGCAAGGGATTGATGCAGGTGGTTATCCTGTATGTTTTGGTAATTTCAAGCATGCTTACACAATAATTGAGCGTCCTGATATTAGAATATTACGTGATCAGTATTCACAGAAGCCATATGTGCAGTTTTATATTTCCAAACGTATTGGTGGCGGTATAACAGATTTTAATGCGCTACGTTTATTGCGTTGTGAATAAGAGCTGGCATATTTGTATTTATTACATTGTGTATTTTGATGCAGTAGCAGTACCTGATTGTGTTTTCAGGTACTGCTTTTTTATGTCTTAAATCTGTACAAGTTTTAGAACAGGCAGATTTAAGCTTAATATATGGTGAATATCATGAATTTATCGATTATCAGTAAGTCTGCATTGATGCCCGTAAGTAAAGAAGAAATTATAGAGTACTTACGTTTGCCAAGTGGGTTTAGTGACCTTGATAGTGAGCAAGATAAGATCCTGAGTAATTGTATTTCTTCCGCTGTCTGTTCGGTAGGAAATTTTATTTCAAGTGGGATTATCAAAGATAAGTATTTATGGAAGTTTCATTATAAACGTAATTATGATTATAAATTATATCTGCCTATTGGTCAATGTACAGCTGTTGACAGCGTACTAGCGTATAACAATAACAATAACAATGACTTCAATGACATTGATAGAAATATGTGGACCTTATTTGGAGGGAGCTCATCGTACGTTATTTTTCACAGTAATGTGCATAGACAGCTAATTGGCTCTACGCATGTGGAAATGACCTTTGACTCTGGTTTTGGAGAAACGATATCAGCTGTTCCGGCTGATATAAGGCAGGCAATTTTGATGTTGGCTTCTCATTATTACGAAAATCGTTACGTGATTGATGATGCAAAGATGAGTCTTATTCCGTGGGGTATTGCTTCGATTCTGGAGCATTACAGGAGTATTCGAATAGGAGTATAGAAATGGGATATGTAAAATTAAGAGAAAAGTTATCTTTAGAACAGAAGACGCAAATTCCAGATACTGCCGGAGGTTGGAAAGACATATGGTTAGAACTTGGTAATCATTGGTGCATGATAAAGGATAGCATGGGTAAGGCGGTGTACAAGGGCTCTGCTATGGCTCAGAGAGTTACTCATGCATTAGTAGTGCGCAGCTCTCCGTATTCTAAATCTACAAGACCTCGTTTTAATCAGCGTTTCAGATCTAGTGATGATAGGACATTCTTAATTCATGCTGTATTTGAAAAAGATAATACAGGTCGATATTTAGTTTGTTTGTGTGAAGAGGCGCTAGCGTAATGATATATTCTATAGCTTTAAAATTGCAACAGGCAGTGTATACACAACTATCTTTAGACGAGGATTTAATATCTGTACTTGGCGAAGGTAGAATCTTTGACGATCCGCCAACTGTATTACAGACTAAAGGAACGCTTTTCCCGTATGTAGTTATTGGTGACGATACCCTAAAACATTGGGGTAGTTCTGATAAACCAGGAGTAGAGTACAAGCTGGAGATAAGTGTCTACTCTGAATATAGAGGTTTTACGAATGTTAAGACCATCGCATCTTCTGTAGTACAAAGCATGCTGAAAATGGGAGGGCTATATTATGGCTCTTTATTGGTAATAGATATCAACTTTACAAAAGGTGCAGCAATAAGAAATGTGAAGGATAACATACGTTCGGTATTGTTGGAATTTACAGGACATGCAGAGCTTGCAGATGTGTAGAAATAGTATGTTTGCTCTAATTATGAAAGGAAGGATGAAATGATAGCAATAAGTGGAAAAGACATTCTCTTAAAACTTGATGAAGTGGGAGATGGATCATATGTATCGGTTGCTGGCTTACGGTCTACAAGCATTGCATGTAATGCATCTGTTATTGATATTACAAGCGCTTCTTCTGCAGGGCACTGGAGAGAGTTATTGTCTGGAGGTGGGGTTAAGTCAATTACGGTAACAGGAGCTGGGATTTTTAGGAATGATGAGGCTGATGAGAAAATAAGATCAATATTTTTTACGGGAACATTGTGTTCTTGGATGCTGGTCATTCCTGATTTTGGAAGTTTACAGGGACCTTTCCAAGTGTCATCACTTGAGTATTCAGGCAGTTATGAGTCAGTTGCTACATATGATATGGCGTTATCGTCAGCTGGAGAAATAGTATTTAATGTATAGGAGGTATATTCATGGAGAATAAAGCAAGAGGCGAAGTTATTGCCCAAATAAAAGGAGAGACCCGTGTGTTGTCGTTAAGCCTTGGGAATCTTGCTCAGCTAGAGAGTGTGTTGTCTACAGGATCATTGCTGAAGTTTGTAGAGAGGCTTGATGAAGGAAAAGCATTACTGATAGATGTATTACATATTATTTCAGCGGGGTGTAATGGTGATGGGAGAGATTCTGTATCTCCTGATGAGATATATCTTGATGGTGGCATTGTGGAAGCATACACCCTGGCAGCTACACTTTTACAACGCTCATTTTGTTGTAGCTCCACGAACATCATGGACTCAGGAAATATTTAAGGTCGAATGAAATAAATGGAAGATTTATGAGTGATATAAATACGCAGATAAACTGGCAGGAATTAATGAGTATAGGTCTTGGAGAGTTACGAATTCCGCCATATGTATTCTGGAGTATGACTTTCCCGGAACTAAAAGCAGCTTTCAATGGGGCGAATGCAGAGAGATATTCACATCATACTGTTAATACAAACCAGAAACATGGGATCAGCATGGATGATCTTGAGGAGATGATATATCAGTATCCTGATGTATCATGACACTAGTATAGGAGATATAAAATAATGGCAGGTGGGTACACGGGACTTTTCAAGGGAACTAATATCACAGGAATTGAAGATATAACTAAAAGTATATCATCGGTGATGCTTTCACTAAAAGGCATGTCAAATGAGATCAGTTCAGTGATGAAAAAAGCTGATCAGAACTTCAATAAGGTAGAGCAACGCTCATATAATCTGGGCAAGACATTAAATAACTCTATTGGAAACGTGTTTAAGCGCCTGATAGTTGACGGTGGGAAGCTGTCAGATGTTGTAAGTGGCGTTGTAGACCAGGTTTCAAAAGGTGTAGTTTCAGACTCGGTGGGCGATGTTCGTAAGGCTCTGGTTGAAAGTGGGTCATCAGCGGTTCAGCAGTTGCTACCTGAGATAACAGGAGGTGGTGGTCTATTTGGAAAAGTGTTTGCAGGTTTTAAGGGTATTACCCCTTTCGCTAAAGGAGGAGTTGTCTCAAATCCTTCGTTGTTTTCATATGGAGGGAATGGGGGAAGCTCTGTGGGTTTAATGGGAGAGGCAGGTTCTGAAGCAATATTGCCTCTTGCCAGAGGCAATGATGGTCGTCTTGGGGTGGTAAATTGGGGAGAAAAGGGTGTTCAGGAAACATCATCAACTCATTCTGCTCCTATAAATATTAATATTCAGGCTACAGACGTCGATAGTTTCAGAAAGTCACGTACTCAGATCATGTCAGTATTTAGCGGTGCATTAGAGCGTAGCAGAAGAAAAATGTGATATGTAGGTGTTTTTATAAGAAATTTAGATGTTGATAAGGAGAGATTATGTCGTTTCCATCGTCTTTTCATGATGTGCGATTCCCGGAGGATATTTCATTCGGATCTACAGGTGGGAGTGAAAGAAGAACAGAGATTATCACTCTTGCGGGAGGGTATGAGCATCGTAACGCTTTATGGAAGCATTCCAGAAGAAGATATGATGCTGGATATGGGATTAGGTCTTTTGACGATATTTCAAATGTAATGGCATTTTTTGAAGCTAGATATGGCTCTCTATACGCTTTTAGATGGCGAGATTGGCTTGACTTTAAGTCTTGCATTCCTTCGGAGCATATTAGACCAACTGATCAGAGTCTAGGGTTGGGAGATAATGAGAAAACAGACTTTCAGCTTGTTAAGAGTTATGTGTCAGGAGGATACAGATGGGATAGGATTATTTCAACTCCTGTTGAAGACAGTGTTGTTGTTGCTGTTGATGGAGAGATGGTAGTTGTAAATACAGATTTTGAATTAGATTCTACAACAGGCGTTATTTCATTTCTTACTCCACCTGATGAAGGTGCAGAAGTTACAGCAGGTTTCATTTTTGATACTCCAGTACGTTTTGCTACGGACACTCTGGATTTTAATATTGCTTCTTTTAAAGCTGGAGAGATTACATCAATTCCTGTAGTGGAGGTTAGAAGATAATGCGTGTTATTGCAGATAGGTTAAAAAATAAAATAAAGAGTGGAGCGACAGAATTATGTATGTGTTGGCAAATTACCCGTACTGATGGTACTCAAATTGGAGTTACAGATCATGATAATGATGTGATGTTTGATGGGATGTTCTTTGATTCACGAGTTGGTTGGGAAGGCACTGCAATTGAGGCAAAGTCAGGTTTATCTCCGGACAATATGGAAGTTATGGGGGTGCTGTCTTCCAACGCTATTACGGAAGAGGATATTATAAGAGGTCTGTATGACCGCGCAAGTGTTAGGCAATGGCTGGTTGATTGGAGAGATACAGAACTTCATATGTTGATATTTACAGGCGAATTTGGCGAGATTACCAGAACAGGACATAGTTTCAGAGTTGAACTTCTTGGGCTGTCAGAATCTCTAAATCGTCGTTGTAGTAAATGCGTAATACGTAAATGCCAGGCTCGATTGGGAGATAAATTCTGCAATATTGATATTGAGAATTCTAAATTTTCAGCTAATGCGGTAGTGCAAGAAATTACCTCAGATAGGGAGTTTATAGTTACGGATCTTCATGCGTATCAGGATGGATGGTTTTCTAACGGTAAGATACGTAGAGTTTCTGATGTTCAGGATATGACTATCAGATCAGATAGCGTAAGTGGGGCTAATCGTACTATTACTTTGTGGGATAGGGTTCCATCAGATTTATCAGTTGGAGATAGTATTATTCTGATTGCAGGTTGTGATCATACTCTGGCTACTTGCAGAGATAAATTCGGCAATGCTGTAAATTTCCAGGGGTTTCCTCATATCCCTGGGGAGGATTGGTTATTTGCTTATCCGCAGAAAGGGGACAATAATAATGGTGGCTCAATATTTAACGTATAATACAAATAGCTTTCGTCACAAGTTGGTTCTGGAAAGTAAAAAATGGCTTGGTACACCATATTGTCATCAGGCAAGTGTATGTAAGGTTGGGGCAGATTGTCTTGGGCTTGTACGCGGGGTATGGCGTTCTGTTTATGGATTCGAGCCAGAGCAAATTCCTAGTTATACTGAAGATTGGTCAGAGGTGGAAGGTGAGGAAAGATTATACAGTGCAGCACTTAGACATCTTGTTCCACTTTCAGATAACAGCATGATGATGCCTGGCGATATATTATTATTCAGGATGAGGAGAGAGAGCGTTGCTAAACATCTTGGAATTCTTGTTAATAATGCACGTTTCATCCATTCTTATAGCAGGCGCGGTGTGGTTTCCAGCTCTTTGGAGGGGTATTGGATGTCAAAACTCTGGCAGGTATTTCGTTTCCCAGAGTTACTCATTGCAAAGTGAGATAATTGTAAATCCATCATGTAATTAAAGTACAGAAATTGTAAATCCTATTTTATTTTCTATGACATACAGGTTGAGTTATGGCGACATTACTTCTTGCTACAGCAGGTTCTTCTATAGGCAGCGCTGTTGCTGCTAATTCTACGATGGGAGCAGAGTTGCTCGGTACAGTTGGTCAGGCTGCAGGTTCTATCATAGGCAGGGTGGTAGACCAGAATATAATGGGATTTGGCTCAGCTGCCGTTGAGGGTGGCCGCCTTGAGCGTCTTAGGATGCAGACATCCATGGAAGGTAGTCATATTCCTCAGGTTTGGGGGAGTACTAGGGTATCAGGGAAACTGATTTGGACATCCCGTTTTTTTGAACATCGGAGTAGGTCACAGCAGGGTGGAAGTGGAAAAGGAGGTGGAAGTAGTCAGACAGTATATAGTTATGACATCAGTTTTGCGATTTTGTTGTGTGAAGGAGAGATTGTTACCGTTAGTCGTATATGGGCAGATGGGAAGGAAATTTCATTAGCAGAGCATAATATCAGGATACATAAAGGTAGTTATAATCAAAATCCTGATCCACTGATAGAAGCCATAGAAGGAGACGAAAATACACCAGCTTACAGAGGGTATGCATATATTGTATTTGAGAATCTTGCTCTTGATACATTTGGGAATCGTATTCCAAATATTTCTGCCGAGGTAGTGCGTAGACCCTTATCTGTGGCTAACGAAGACGGAGAAGCTTTACTAGAGAACCTGATACAGGCGGTATCTCTTATTCCAGGGTCAGGAGAGTTTAGTCTGGCTACAACAAAGGTCAGGAGAGAAGAACGAGAAGGTGTATTTAGATATGAGAATGTGAATAACAATAAAGGAATATCAGATTCTCTTCAGTCTATTGGTCATTTAGAGGAAGAATTGACTCATTGTAAATCAGCATCGTTAGTTGTTAGTTGGTTTGGTGATACGCTTGCGTGTGGGGAATGTTTACTTCGCCCTGGGGTAGATAATAGTGATAAGCGTACACATCCTTTATCTTTTAATGTAAGTGGGATAGATCGTAAGAATGCTTACCAGATTTCCAGGAATCAGCATGGAAGAGCCAATTCAGGAGGAACTCCTTCAGACAATTCAGTTATAGAGTTTATACGTGATCTTAAAGAAAGGAATATAAACATATTATTCTATCCATTTATTATGATGGATATTCCTGAGGATAATAAGTTATTAGATCCTGTAAGTGGTGATATAGGGCAACCTGCTTTCCCATGGCGTGGTAGAATTACTCCTGTGATTTCAGCTATGAGAACTCAGGAGGTTACAGATGAGATATCTAGATTCTTCGGAGAAGCTGATATCAGCGATTTTACAGTTACTGAGTCGTCAGTTGAGTATACAGGAGTTGAAGACTGGGGATATAGAAGGTTTATTTTACATTATGCGCATTTATGTAAGATTGCAGGAGGAGTACATGCATTCTCTATAGGATCAGAGATGAAATCTCTAACGCAGTCTTATTCTGCTATAGGTGTATACCCTGCTGTAGAGGAGCTTAGACGGTTAGCGAGAGATGTTAGAAGCATTCTTGGGGAAGATGTGAATATAGGTTATTCAGCAGACTGGTCAGAGTACGCATGCCATGTACCACAGGGTGATAGTTCATCATTATTCTATAATCTGGATCCTTTATGGTCAGATGATAATATTGATTTTATAGGGATTGATAATTACATGCCACTGGCTGACTGGAGGGATAATGATACACATATTGATTTAAGAAATGGATATAACAGTATATATGACATGAAGTATTTACAGCATAATATAGAAGGAGGAGAAGGATATGACTGGTACTACTCATCTATAGAGGACAGGAGAGAACAGAATAGAACTCCTATAGTAGATATAGCCTATGGAAAGGATTGGGTATACAGATATAAAGATATGCGCTCATGGTGGGGAAATGAGCATTTGAACAGGATAGATGGTATAGAAGAGGATGTATCAACACCGTGGCTTCCGCAGTCTAAACCTATATGGTTTACGGAAGTTGGTTGTCCGGCTGTTGATAAAGGAGCTAACCAGCCTAATATATTTAATGCACCTGGCTCATCTGAGAGTGGTTTACCTTATTTCTCCAGTGGTGCAAGAGACGATTATATGCAATTACAGATGTTGCGGGCATTATTGAGTTACTGGGGTACTGATGCTAATAATCCTGTATCAGATGTTTATAATGCCCCAATGGTTGACTGTAACAACTGTTATATATGGGCATGGGATGTGAGGCCATGGCCTGATTTCCCAGCGCGTACTGATATTTGGAGTGATGGCGGTAATTATTATACAGGTCACTGGTTACAGGGGCGTGGTAGATCGGTATCGCTTGCTCGTGTTGTAACAGAGATATGTCGTAAGGCAGGGCTGGCAGATGAAGAATTTGATACGTCAGCTTTACATGGAGTCGTGAAAGGGTTTGTGTCTGATCGTAATATGTCTGCACGTGCCTTACTACAGTCTTTAATGATGGTATATGCATTTGATGTCTATGAAAGTGGGGGTAGAGTTTGTTTTAGTCATAGGGGAAATAATCAGGTAACATTTGTTGATCATGATGCAATGATACTGCCTGATGGCAAGGATGCATCATATCCTGTAAGTTTTACTACATCAGAGAAAAGCATATTACCTAGTGTAATTCGGCTATCTTATATAAGAGAGGGGGATGACCATACAATTGGAGTTGTGGAGGCCAGAACAGCAATTACCAATGATGAGCATGTTGAGAATATTGAAGTTCCAATAGTTATGTCTGTTTCAGAAGCGCAGAATATAGCAGACCGTTGGCTTGTTGAAGCATATGAATCTGCCCATCATGCCTCTTTTGCTTTAGGTATACAGAACATAGATCTAGAGCCTCTTGATATAGTTGCTTTAAGCCAAGACGGTAAAAACTATAACTATAGAATTGACAGCATAACCGATGGTTTTGTACGACAGATAAAAGCAGTACGTACTTCCTTATCAATCTATAACATGTCTGCAAGGGAAACAGCATCTATTAGTAAATTCAGGAAGACAGTTTATGCTCCTCCTGTAGTAGAAATAATGGATATTCCAGCTATTAATAGTACTAACATAAACTTTCCTTTGGTTGCTGCATTTGCAGATCCCTGGCCTGGTACACTTTCAGTATACTACACATCTGATAGTAGTGGATATGAATTCCTGTGTGACGTTAGTAGTCCTGCTACTATAGGCAGAACAGAGAGTGCTTTGTTTGCAGGTTCACCACATTTAGTAAGTAGGGGAGATAGTCTGTTAGTCAGTTTATCAGGGAACAATCTTTATTCTTATGAATGGGGGCATGTGCTTAGTGGCAAGAATACAGCTGCATTGAAAGTTGGCGATAACAGTTGGGAGATTTTCCAATTTCAGAAGGCAGAGCTTGTGGGAAGTTATCTATATGAATTGTCTGGTTTGATAAGAGGCCAATTTGGAACAGAGATGAATATGGTAGATGTATTAGATGCAGGTGCTCGCTTTGTTTTATTGGATTCAGCGATAACCTCTTTCAATACAAGGGATAACATATGGGGGCGAAGCATAAAGTATAGGATAGGACCGTCAAGTTTGTCGTATGACAGGGAGGAATACACTGAAATAGAACATATATTTGAAGCTGTGAATTTACGTCCTTTACCTCCTGCACATTTGAGAGTTTCCAAATCAGGCGTAGAGGGGAACGTATTAGTATCCTGGGTTAGGAGAGAAAGGGCAAATTATGATAATTGGAATGGGGTAGGCCCTAGCTTTTTGGATCTTCCTGAAACATATCAACTCAGGATTAAATGGAGTAATGGTTTAGAGAAGATCATTAATACCAGCGATACGCAGTACTTATTAACACACACAATATCTATACAACATGATTCAAGCAATCCATTCCCTGTAGAATTTGCAGTAGCCAGAGTATCTCATGTGTATGGACCTGGAGAGTATAGGAGGATAAATACAAATGAATGAATTTACAACATCAGTAACAACACACTTTCAGTTACCTTTACTGGAATCTGCTCAGGCACAGAAACATATAACAGTAAACGAGGCAATTAGTAAATTAGATGCTGTATTACAGTTATCTGTGGAGCGTAGTGATTTAGTATCTCCTCCAGATTCTATGTCAGAAGGCGCAAGTTACCTTGTAAGTGCAAAATCTCAGGCCAGTGGCTTATGGGCAGGGCGTACTAATGATATTGCTATTTTCTTACAGGGAGGATGGGTTTTTTGTTCTCCAATTGAGGGTATGAGGTTGTTTGATAAGCATACATCACGTTGTATGCTTTGGAATGGTAGGGATTGGGTTGCAGATGTTGTCGCTTTATCTCCTGGAGGTGCAATGACGCAATTTGTTATTTATGAGGAGGAACATACCATACAAGAAGGATCTTCTTCAAGGACACAGATGGAAATCCCAGATAAGGCAATTGTTACATCTGTTACGCTTAGAGTGTTGGAAGACATAAATGGTGTGGAGCATTTTATGCTAGGTGTAGACGATGATCCAAGTCGTTACGGCGCACATATATCTACATACAAGGATTCAATGCATAAAGGAGTAACTTCCCCAACAGCCTACTATGGAGATGGTAATAATATTATATTATCCTCACAAGGTGATAATTCACAGAGTTTTACTGGTGATAGTGGTATTGTTATGGTTAGTTTGCATTGCATTGAGCATTTTGGTGCATGA